CTCATCTGCTGCGAGTGTCTTGTTCCAAGCGGAGGCCCATGCGTTCCACGCTTTGCTGTAAATTCTCTCGTCGTTGCTGACGAGTCTGCCGTTAAGGTAGTTAGCCACCATAGGTGACTCTTCCTCGCCGGGGATCGAAGCCTCGACGGGCTTCTCGACTGACTCCACGGGGGTCATCTCGACAGGGGTTGGCTCCGGGTGGGAGGCTTCCCATGAGGCGATGAGCGTCTCTAGGGTTGGTGTCGATAGGTCTTCGTGACCTGACATTCCGAGGTCCGTGGCTTTCTCTACGAGGACCATTCTCTCGGCCTCGACGCGAGCAGCCTCGGCAGCCTCGTATTCGGCTATCCGGCTGTTAGCGAGGACAAGTTCGGCCTGTAGTGCCTCCATTGCCTCAACGTTTTCTTCAATCATTGTATCTTCCTCGGTCATTGCAATCACCTTTGGGTTGATTTCAGCAGTATTCGACTGACTTATAATAGTTTCTTGGGAAATCATAGGTTTCTCAACCTTTTTCTTCTCAATCGTCTCGACATTCGCCCGGTTGTACGCGGGCCGCCTCACCAAAGCAAGGTGGTCGAAGGTGAAGTCCTCACCGAACACAAGCCCGTCCTCGTCTGCCGACACGGGAATGCCTGACCCGCCTATCGAGACTCCGTAGCCCTCTTGCTTCCACAGGCCGTCCTCCATAGACGCGAACAGTTCCTCTCGCGTGACGTGTGCGACGTACCTGACATCGTAGCCAGCGTTGGTCGTGAGGAAGTTAGCACCGACGATGTAGCCGACGTTGGATTCCTCAAGGCCCTCCATGTTGCGCGTGAACCCCGCACCATGCTCGTTTGCCTTCGGGTGCATGAGCGTGACATCTGCTCCCTGCATCTGATCGACCACTGACTTCGCGCCAGCAGGTGTGAGCGACCACTTGTTCTTGTTCATGCCCTCATGGAAGGCTATGCCGCGTATCTCGTAGACGGTCTGACCTGTCTCGGCCATGACCTTCGCCTCCACGTCCTCGATGTCGATCTCCAAGGTGACAGCAATCCTCTCGCACCTGCCATTCCTCTTCTCGTAGCCGGGTTCACAGGAACCGTGGTAGGATGCTTCCTCTTCCTCCTTGTTCTTCTTCATGTAGTAACTCTCGACCTCGACATCCTTGCCCTTGTTCTTGCTCATGTATTCCTCATGGGTTTCGCAGGGCATGAACACGGTCTTGCCGTTTTCCTCATGTTGGTGGATCTTGTCGCACCCCATTCTCTTTGCCTCTTCCATTGCCTCGCCGGGGTTGTCGTAGACACCCCTCCGCAACATCTCGGCCTCTAGGTTTTCTATCTCGGTTTCTTCTTCTGCTTCAAAATCATCCATGCAACCACATCCACAAGGCTCGGAGGCCGTATGCGAGTCGTTCTTGTCGAACCACTTCTGAAATTCTTCCTCGTTTGGACCGGGGAAGTACATTGGTGTCCCGTCAGCCATGCGCTCCATGTGGGTCGCACCCTCAAACCCAATCTGCCGGGACTTCTCTTCAGCACCCTCACGGGTGGAGTAAATGTAGTCTTCCATCCCTGCCTCGACCCTGTTGCCACCACGCCACTGTCGGCATGACCAATATCGGGCCTTCCACTTTGGGCCGGGGCTGTCGCAGTTGTGCCGGGATCGGAAGTTGCGCCGCCTCTCAGGGTCGTCACGCTTGATCTCCATGTTCGGGTCGCCAAATCTCACCAAAACAACATTGCCGCTACCGTTTTTAGTATATACTCCGAATTTCTTATTAGCACCGGGAGTGCGGAACGGCTTATTAAGTGTGACAGTGCGACCTCGATACTCGGCGGCAGAAACATCAACGTCACCCCAATCCTCGTAGGCTACCTTCTCGCCACCGCAACCGCAACCGCACGACATGGCCTTTCAAGCAAAACAGTGTCTTATTAAGACTTCCTTGGGTGTCCTCTTGGCAACAGGTCGTTGTCCTGAACGTACTTGGGATTGGATGGCCTACCGGACCTGACAAGCCGGAGGAAGGCGTTGACCCTCGCCATCGACCAAGCGGCCCTGCTGACACCGGGCCTGTGGGAAGTGGAGTATGCACCTGCGCCCCGACGGTAAACCGCCTTGAGCATTCTGAGAGTCACCTTGCGGTCAGACTTCTCGTTGTGGCTTTTTACTTTTTCCTTTAGGCTATTGGTCACACTTTCACTGAATGTCACCTTACCGCCGGGACGCGCAGAACCGGGCTTGTTCTTCGGGCTGCCCTTGATCCTGTCTTTCTTAGGTGCGGGAGTGGAACGCTCGTCTGCGGTCTTGTCTGCATAACTCAGGCAGACCGCGTACCTCTGCTCACGCTCAGGGAACTCACGGTTCATCTTCGTGTCGGCCATGCACCTGTTGATGAAGGCGGCTCGGTTCTCGTCAGACCTTCGCGTAGGCATGATATGAGAATGGTAGCCATATGTCTGATAAAGGTTATCGACGCTTAAAGATGAAGCGATACCAATCGTCAAGGTCATTGATCATCAGGGATATGGTAAAGAGGAAGACGAGAAGAAGGCATGAGTCACCGATCATTGAATAGCCTCGTATATTCAAGGACTTTGGCCCACAGAAGCACGCCAACCCCTACCCACAGGAGACAGAACATTAGAGGCGTGGTCAATTAGAGTCCTCGCCTAGTAAGCCACATATCGAGCATAATTGAAATGGACACAAAGAACACAACGAAGAAGATGAAGTCATTCACTTCTTGCCCCCGCTCTTTCCACCGCTCGTCGTGACGTACTCATCCATCTTGAGTTCGTGGGACTTCTGCATCTTCTCCATCTCTAGTTCGTGAGTTATCCGAGCCATCTCCAAGGCCCTGACGTGATCCTTCTCAGCGTCGGCGGAGGCCACGTCGGATGCGAGTTGGTCAGGTAGGATGTTGATTTTGGCAGACTCCTTGCCCTTGAACAGATCGAGGACCGAGGTTATCATGAGAAGTGCGGGACCGCCGAGAAGACCGATCACGGTGAGTTGCGAGTCGGTGATTTCCCTCTCCTGAACGATGCTGAAGTAGGAGGCCGTCGATGCGATTATGACCCAAGATAGGACAACGCCGAGGCCGAAGACTAGCATGAGCCTGTCGTTAGGACCGTTTGGTTTACGCGCCATGTCCATACGAGCATTCTTGCGTCTTATTAACATTTCACCCATTAAAATAAGGACTAGGCTGAACGCCAATCCGTAGAACCCGTAGAAGAGAAGGTCGGAGAAGAACGACCCCGTTGTTCCTAGATCAATTGCCATCTGCTGCACCCGGTTGTGAGTTCTCTCTCGGTAGTTCGCCTACGCCACCGCTCGATGGCTCGTCCTTCCTCATGTCGCCGTCCTTGCCGACGGTGGGCAGGTTCAACTCATCGAGGGCTTGGTTGAGGGTGATGATCCCTGAGTTCCATCCGAGGGCGACACGCTGCATGATGTTGAGCGGTGTCTCGGAGTCCATAGCGTCGAACTTGATCGTGGGTAGGTCCTGCCTCCGGTACGGGATGTCGAGCAGGTCTAGGTGCATCATGAACATCTTGGTGGCGGCCTCACCGAGTATTCGGTGCATCCTGCTGATAGCACCAACGGCCCACAAGTTCGCGTTGTAGGTCGCCGCGAAGGTGGACCCTCGCTCTTGGCCCGCAGCGACACGGGGAACCTGTAGAACGGCGGCGATGTCAGCGTTGATGGTGTCGAGGAAGTCTGTGTTGTTCGGCACGGAGTTGCCGACATCGACGTGGTGCAGTTGAACGTAGTGGGGGAGGATCGGTATCTGATCGCCTCGCAGTCCCTCAAACAGACTGATTACCTCGTCCATGATGTGCTTGAGTCGGTCCTGCTGCTCGGCGGGGTCTTGGATATGCTCGATGGCCGACTTGTCGATGGTGATGAACTGCTTGGTCATGCTGTCCTCAAGGCTGATCCGGTTGTTCATGCTGTTGTACTTCATGCGTATGGGCTGCTTGAGGGCGGTGAACCGGGACGCGCCCCACACACCGTAGGTTCGGCGGCCCTTGTTGTCGGTGAACCAATTGGATCGGTAGTCGATCTTGATGTGCATGATCTCTTTGGCGGGAATGTCGCGCTCGTACATCGTACCCTCGCGCACCATGTACTTGTCTGCCCTGATGATCGGGTTGTCCTCGTCTGCGACGAAGTAGGAGCCAAGGCCACCTCGCTCGTCAACGATGGTAATCTGCTTGACGGGAAGCGATTGTATGTCGGTTATGCCGACCCCTGCCCTGCCGACGATCTTGTTGATGTCGTTGCCGTAGACCATGAGCGAGCGCATGGCGTTGATCATGATGTCATCGAAGTCGATTGTCTCTTCAACGAGTTCGCGTATGGCGTTGCGTATGCTTGCGTTGCGCCCGCGTGAGTAGTTTATCTCGTAGTTGTTGGCGGTGAGGCTGACGGCCCTGACCGCACCGTTCAACTCCGGGTCCGTCTTCAGCATTTGGTCGTACAAGTCAAACTCGTTGTCAAAGTTGCTGTCCTTTCTCATTCGCTCCGTGTCCCGCGTGATGTCAGGAATACCCGCCACTTGGTTGAATGGCTCAACCATCATGCCCATTCTCTCTATCATGGGGTTGGGGTTCTCCTTCCTTCGTGCGCGAAAGACATTCCATCGGCTACCCTCGGCCATAATGCTATGTTAGCGGGGGTGTTTATTAATGGTTGGGGTGCATTTTAATTATTTTTATTGTTTTTGGACCTTTTCAAAAGAAATAACCGTAATACTGCTCTAAATTTTGCTAATTTTTTTATTTCTTCTTTAGTGCAGAACACTAACCTAAAGGTTAGTTAACCTTTTTTTCCAAACATACTATAAACAAAATAAAATAATTCCGACGCATCGGCGCAGTCACCTGTTTATTTTTTTTGAAAAAATCGCAAAAGATTCAAAAATAATTATCGGGGCCATACGTTAATAAGGCACATAATCTGTGTTTACGGCATGGGAGAGCGATTTACCGGCGGGGTTGACCTGATCGAGAAATATGCCAACGATAGAGCGTTTGCCAACGAGAGACAGTTTGCTAGGTTCCTACATGAGATAGAGCCAAGGCGAAGCCCGGACGCATGGCGCAAGGCCATACAGCGTTGGACGAAGAAGGGCAACGAGTTCAGGCTGACGGCTGAAGACTACGAGGAAAACACCTTGATTACAGCGAAGCACTACTACGACGAGGCCAACGACAGGTACATCTGCATGATGGACACCGTTGAGGGTATGTATGTAATGACCGGCGAGAAGCACAGGGCCATGCGAAGGGCATACTCCAACGCGGGCGGTGGTCAGACCGTGGACGACATGAGCCGTGAGTTCGATATGCCCATCGTGATACTACAAGAATACATACGCATACATGATTGGAAGCACGCGATGGACCCGTTCACGGACCATGAGATCAAGATGCGAACCGTGGATGACATGGTTGACGAGATGGTTTCCCTACGCAGGATCGATGTCGTCAGGCGTGCGGAGCAGAAGCGGTGGAGGCAGATCGAGAAGGAGGCTGACCTATACAGGTATCACAAGGAGACTATCGGTGACGAGTTCAGGGAGTTGCTCAAGGACCACAAGGCGAAGGCAGTCAGGCCGTTCAAGTTGAAGTCGTCTGACAGGGACTACGCGGTGGTTATCTCCCCAACGGACCTGCACTACGGCAAGTCGGGCTGGAAGTTGGAGGTCGGAGAGTCCTATGACTTCGATGAGGCAAGGGAGAGGCTGCTTGAGAAGACGAGTCAGTTGGTCGAGAGGCTACCTAGCCAGCCTGAGAAGATATACGTGACGGCGGGTTCCGATTGGTTCCACGTTGACAACGACCTCGGCACGACCACGAAAGGCACACCACAGGACATGGCCGGTAGTCCGGCGCAGATTCTCATGCAGGGCTGTCAGTTGGCACAGGAGCATATCGACAGTCTGAGGGCTGTGGCCCCCGTCGAGATCGTGTTCATGGGCGGCAACCACGACAGGCACAGTTCCCTGATGCTCATGATGTACCTCGATGCGTACTACAAGGGCGCAGACGACGTGAAGGTTATCGTCAGCCCGCACATCAGGCAGTACATCACCTACGGAAACAACCTGATCGGGTTCACACATGGCGATGGCAAGGTCATGAACAAACTACACTCATTGATGGCGCACGAAGCGAGAAGAGATTGGGGTTCGACGCAGAACCATATGTGGTTCCACGGACACCTGCATCATCAGCAGATGGTCGAGCGGGGCGGCTGTATGATCATACAGTTGCCGAGTTTGGCCGGAGAGGACAGGTATCATGCAAGGCATGGTTACACTATGGCGAGAGCCGGTCTGTGCGCCCACATGATCGACAAGGAGTTAGGACTTGTCGGAACTATGTTTGCGCCGGTGATGCCCGATGAGTGAGTGGACGAGTGCGAAGTGCTGGTCCTGTGGTTGGGTAGCCCCGCGTATGCTAAGGTCGAAGGCGGTCACGGGCGTATGCCCACATTGCGGCAAGAGGGACTTGCATCCGAGGTGATTCGATGGGGTTCATGCAGGACTTTGCGATGGAGCGTTCCCGCAACGACGTTGAGTATTTCTACAAGTGGTTGGGCTACACATGGGGCGGTCACATCGGAGAGTGGATGGATATGTACGGCGACAGGAGGGGGGCGCAGGTCCAAAGGGTCTGTGTGATTGCACCGAGGGACCACTCAAAGTCAACGACCTTGAGGATAAAACTACTGCACAAGTGCCTGTTTGAGAAGTGGCGTGACAAGCCCATGACGATTTGGCTGTTCTCAGCGAGCAAGGACTTGGCTACACGTAGGCTTGAAGAGATACGGGAGGACTTGAAGCGTCACCCGCAGTTGAGCAGATACCTCGACAACAAGAGGGGCAACAAGTTGGAGTTGCGATTGACCAACGGCTCTTGGATTCGGGCCACGTCGGTTGGTGCTGCGATCCGTGGTGAGCATCCCGCTTGCATCGCATTCGATGACGTTCTCGATGACTCCGGTGACACGAATTGGAACGAGATCAGGAATTGGTTCCGAAAGAAGATCACACCGATGCTGAGTCCCGGCACAAGCCTGTACGTGGTCGGCACGCCGTTGAGCATGAACGACCTGTATCACACGGAGATGCTAGGCAACAAGACGTGGAGTACGGGGGTTTGGAGCGCGATACCGAATTGGGACGAGCATCGTGCAGACCCGGAGAACGTGAAGCCGAAGCCACTGTGGGGCGAGTACCGTCCGATTGACTTCCTACTTGAGCAGAAGGAGGCGATGGGCGAGTTGTCATTCGTGCAGGAGTACCTATGCCGGGTCGTGGACGACGAGGCTGCTGTGTTCCCACGGGGTCAGACGAGGAAGAACTTGCAGATGGAGCGGGTGCTGGCTGTGGAGAAGCAAGACGATTGGCGATACGTGTTGGGCTTCGATCCGGCGCACGGCGTTGGTCAGGACTACTCGGTTATCGTGTGCTTGGCACAGGACCCGGAGGGCTACGTCCACTTCGTAAACATGTGGAGGCGGAATGACTTCCCACCTGACAAGCAAGCGGATATGCTGATCGAGTGGTCGAAGCGGTTCGGTGCGCCGATTGCTGCGGAGGACGTGGGCTTCCAGCAGTTGTACGAGAGCATTTTGATTCAGAAGGGCGCAGTCGTTGACTACCGAAAGAGCAAGGCGAGCAACAGGACGCTGAAGCAGGGGTTGATGAACAGGCTGCGGGTTTGGTTTGAGCGGGAGATGGTCTGCTTCCCATACGGCGACGACGAGACAAGGCGGCAGGTCAGCATACTGTTGGAGGAACTAGAGACTCACGCATGGCGAAACGGGCTGATCGTTGACTTGGGCAAGCACAACGACTGTGTGATGGCCTTCGCTCACGCCATAGACCAATTCACCTACAAGAAACAGGATATGCCGGTGGTCATGACGACCATGAGCGGCGGAGCGTGGTTGGGTGGAGGCCCGTCCAAGATAAGAAGGGACTTTGAGGGAGCCGGTGGAAAGGTAATCAACCGGAGGCGGTTCTAGTGAGGAATGCCGAGGGGGAGTTTTGCGATATGTGGAAGGAAGAGTTAGCCAAGAGTCAGACGAGAGGACCGATGAACAAGAAGACACTGTACCCGTTCCTGATGAAGTGCTTGGCGGAAGAGGGGTTCTTCGATGAGTGGAGGACACCGTTTGAGATCGCGTTTGAGGCGAACAAGCGGGTGAGTAGGACGTGGCGGCAGATACACCCAAGCACGGTGCGACGGTATCTCATGAAGGCGGGGTTGGAGATGAAGGAGCGAAAAACGAGTCAATTGGCCCCGTATGAATATAAACTTTAGGTTTTTGAAAAATTTTGTAAAAAATTTCGCGTGGGGGTAGGCGGGGTGTGTCGCCGGGTATGTTTGATTTTTGGCGGGATTTGAGAGGGTGGGGGGGTCCGAAGACCCCCCCCCAATCCATCCGGTTCAAAGCGGTAGGCCCATTTTTTCAAGGATGAAGCCTTTGACTTCTTTCTTGATCGCTGCGACCTTTGACCGGACATCCGTTATCCACCAATTTTGGCCGAAGTCGATACAGTGCAAATCCCCGACGCTCTCCCACCAGTCAAGCGTATGATATGCGGACTGCTCAAATGAAACTTTGATGGTCGAAGGGTCGTTATCGACAATGGTCAATCGACCCCTCACCACGGAATCAAGATGATATAGGTCCTGATTCCAGTTTTGCTTTCTCCATCGGGCGTTCTGGGTGTATGCTCTCTGAGGCATGTATGATCCTAGGCGTATTTGGTTATAAAGGGTTGTTTATCACCGTATTCCAAGCTAGGGTTATAACCTATATAACAGTTACGGTCCTATATAACAGTTACGGTTTTATAACAATGTATATATACCTCCATCTCGTATATAGACGGGCGCGGGCGGGCGCAAGCCGAGAGCGGTTTCATTTTTACACCACTTTCATTTTTACACTCGGTTTCATTTACACACTAAATGAAAAATGTAAAATCCAGGGCGGGAAAATTCCGGGGGGGGGGAAAACCCCCCGGAAAAATCCGATTCGGAAATCATGCCCTGACTGATTGCCTCCCCATCAAATAGAAACGGTAATACATCATCAACTCAAACTCGGTCAGTCCGTCGTCTATTACGTCTCTACATTCTTCATCAAATTCAGCCTTGGTCATTTTTCGCGCCATGTTTGTTCGCTCCTGTATATGGGATAGGGTATGCCTATATAACCCTATCGCTAAGTCGGATTTCCTTCATCTCTGACCAATCCCATATTGCGATTTGGTTCAAGGCGCGGGCAATCCTTAACGCGCTGTCTAGGTCTTGAATCCATACGCATGGCTCAACCCATAGTTTCCCCGTTTCTTGATCCACCCATGCCCCGAAATTCTCAGTGGTTCGCGTCATGTTCTCAATGATCCATTGAAAGGTCTGTCCGTCGGCGTTTGTGGGTCGATCCCATATTCCGACTTGATAACCGTCGGGGTACGCGATCCTTAGTCCGTCTTTGTCGTAAGTGCCATCTTCAAGCATGTTAGTCCCTCATAATATCTCGCTTATATACTTTACTCATTGTCTGGATCGACTACAGGCATATAGTATAATTCCGCGTCTTCACCTAGACCGACATCAAGTCCACCTTGAATAAGGTTCTCATCGATCCATTCATAGAATTCATCCTCCGTCATTTCTGCTCTTTTGTCTGTCAAATCAACCATGTATGTGACTTCAATTGTCGCCATGATTCCGAGTCGGGGTATGAGTATATCAATGTTTGTTTATTGCCACATAATAACAAAGTATATATACCGACAGCCCATCTAGTATAGGCAACCGGGGCCGCGCATGGGGGGCCAACACAAGGTTTATAGACTGACAGCCATACGTTGAGGATGATTAGACCGGGCGTAAGTGGTGTAAAAATTACACTTACTTTACTCCTGTTTTTTTATTAAATTCGGTAAAATTATTATTAATGTGAAAATATTTTAATAGAATATAAACTTTTCGTATCAATTTGTGAGTGCAATAAAGTATATATACCGCCAGCCCATATATACATGGGAGCGGAGGTGGCCCGTACTAAGGGCTAAGTGTAAAAATGAAACCTAGTGTCATTGTGTGGGTAGGTGTTGAAACTGAAACCGCCAAAACCGAAAATAAAACCAAAAAACAATAATTTAAATACTATAACTTCAAATTGCATGGAAACCCGGACCACCCTAACACAAAGTATATAGGCGAAGTAATTACTCACCCTATGGAACCCGAACCGCGCGCTCATGGTGATAAACAACATATTATATACTATGACTAATATTTTCTTTCTGATGACGACCACGACGACAACCAAACCCTGCCGCTACAAGGCGTGTAAGGGACGCGATCACCACGCCCATAATGAGAAATGCCCCGTCGCAGCCTCAAGAGGCTCAAAAGGCGGGAAGGGTGGGACCGCATGGACAAAAGCCCGCGACGGCGACCAAAATGGACGCTTCACCGGGGTCCGTCCATGTGGATGCCCAAAGAGACAGCACCTCAAGACCTGCTCGCTCGCCTTCAGCCGTGGCCCCGTCAATTTCAGGGAGATCAAAACCGTGGCACGTCAAGCCCGAAAAATACTCAACCTACCTGAATGGTATCAGCAGGGCCATAATCCCGGCATGATCCACGCCATGATCAGAGGCGTATCGGCGGTTTGTGTGATGTGTGGAACCCCTCACAAAGCAACCGAGGCGGCCAAAATTCACCCAAAGGACTTTAACCAAAATCCGATTCGTTCAGTTTGTCAGGGGTGTGACGCATGAAGATCGGACCAATCAGATTTTATTTTACGGTGATAGTAACAATGGGCTTTGGAATCCTGCCGCTCGCGGTTCTATTCGGCCTCGGTTGGTTGGAGCCAAAGTGGTGACGCTTGCGAGGCATGAGAGACGACTTTAAATAAAATGAACAAGGAGAGAAAAATATGAACAGGAGACAACACCTAATAGAAAGATGGAAGACCGCACGAAACCCCGAAAAGGGCAAACCAACCGGGCAGGTTGGCACATACATCAAGTGCTATAATACGCACTATGCCGATGAGAGTCAATGGACTGTCGCGGTTCGATACCACGGCACTGATATAGTCACTTACGACGGACAGGGCAACGTCCTTCTAAATCATGGCGGTTGGATGACACAAACCACAAAAGCACGGATCAACCAATATGCCCCCCTCGGCATTCAAGTCTTTCAAAAGGATTTTGAATGGTATGTCCGAGACACTAGAAACGTGCCTAAGACGTACCCATTCGGCGGCTCATCTAACTACAATTATCAAACCGTGAGGCACTTAGTATGCAATCGTGATTGTTGTAGGCCTGACGCTTGCGAAGCGTGAACAATACCCTTAAAAGAAATGAAGAAGGAGACAAAAACATGACAACAAAATATTGGATATACCGTGGACTAAGAGGCGGGGGATTTGCCACAAGAATGAAGGGGATTATCTTTGACAACCTTGAAGACGCTCAGGCATTTGTGAACGAAAAACACCAGCAATCCCCGAATGCCGAATTTTCCATAATTACAAAGACATACAATAGACGCTTGTGAAGCAGGATAAAAACAGTTAAAAGAAATGAACAAGGAGAGAAAAATATGGCACGAAGAAGAATGGGCGCACATGGCTCAATAAATACATGGACCGACGACAGAATAAGGATGACAATCCGACCCGAACCGAGAGCATTCACGGTTGATCAAGTGGCGGCTATCATCGCCTACAAGTTTGACTTACTTAGCGAACCCGACCCATATAGCGAGTACCCGGAGGCGACATATCAAGAGACATGGCGAACGATCATGGAGGAAAACCCCACTAAAAAAGAAATGATGGACGCCCTCACGGATTGTTGGTACATCGCTAACTATGAGAATTACACGGCCTGTTCAATTCGCATCGACAAGGATTTAGAATCTCATCAGGCAATGATCGACTTCATCCTCATGAAATTCCCAAAATTCAGGCCGGAGGACGCTTGAGAAGCAGGATAATTACCCTTAAATAAAATGGACAAGGAGATAGAAATATGACAACACACGATGAAAAATACGAGAGACAGGCACGACTGAAGAAAGCATGGCAACGCCGATATAATGAGATGTTGAAGGCGGGCTTCAGCGAGGCTATGGCCCGCATGGAGGCTGATGATTATGTGGAGGGGTTGCAATGAAAATGACCCTAACAGCCCACGATTTCGTGAATCAGATGACGGCCATCAGGCCCGACAATTTCAGCCGCGCAGGACTCTTTGAGTTATTCGACTACCTGAATGACATTGATGGAGACATTGAATTTGACCCAATAGCGATATGCTGCGAGTTTACAGAATACGAGAACCTAGAAGCCTATCAAAACGATTACGGCGAGGACTGCGATCCTGATGATCACATGGTTTGCGCGGAGTACGACGAGGATCAATTCATAGTGTGCCATATTTGAGGCGCACTGACGCTTGCGAGGCATGATAAGAGTATCTAAATACTATGAACAAGGAGACAGAAATATGAAAGAATACAGATGCAGTTGGGCCGAAAATTACCATGCTGATTTTATTGGCACTATGGACGAGATACTAAGAACCTTTACCGACCTTGATCCCAATGTTGAAGAATGGTTCGCTTGGGACTTCTCCGTTGATGCTACCGATGGTGAATATGAATATCTAACGGGCGGCGGCGTGACCATGAGAGAATTCGATCAAATGTCCGAGATCAATGATAAAATCGAATGCGACAACATGACAATAAAGAGGATCAAATAACGCTTGCGACTCACAATGAATAACTTTATCAGTAAAATAGAAGGAGACACAAATATGACAAACAAGAGGACGAACATGACAATGAAACAGGCTATTGAGAATGGTGTATTCACTAGACAATATTGTAGTATGTGCGGAAAAGAAAATTGCCGCTTATATGTCCAAAATGAGGGAACGTATGCAGGTTGTCATTATTGCCGATCATGCGCAACACACGCACTGAAGCAGGAGCATTTCTGACGCTTGCGAGACATAAAACAAGATATTAAATAGAATGAACAAGGAGAGAGAAACATGGGAACAGAACTAATAGACGAGGAACCAATATCGAAAGTGATGACATTTGATCGATACAGTCAGGCATATGACGGTTGGGGGAGATTCACCCTAAAGCGGGGCTGTTATGGTGAAAATGCCGACGGTGAAAACCTCGTTGCATTCATGTCCTTTACGGATGGAGATGCTAAATCCATGCACGCCTACTTCACAAAAGAAGAACTCAGAATAATTGCGATGCACATTATGGTGAACATTCTATGACGCTTGTGAGGCACAATAAATAACTTTATCACTAAAATACAAGGAGACAAAAACATGACAGTAGACATAACACCGAGCAAGGGATGGTATAAAGCCGCCCTTACGATCATAGCAAGAGACAGCACGAAGCAAGAAGACCGAGAGTGGGCCGCCGAAGAACTGAAGAAGTATGACGCTTGCGAATCAGATTCCCAAACTTTAAAGACAATGGGGAAGGAGTGAGAAACATGACACGAAACCTAATGAGCAGTTATATGCTGCTCGGAGAAGAAGCCCAAGGAACGACTGCCCAAGAGGTGTTGCGAAATGCCGGATTGGATTTTAACGTGAGCAAGCACCCATCCGGGTACATGAACCACGAAGGCCGATTCGTCGGCAACCCCGGCCATTTCGTCACCGTGCGAGATGACACAGGGCTGCCCCTCGGTCAAGTAGGCAAGACATACCACGTCTATCAAAACAGCGACACGCTAGGCATCGCAAACTCATTGGTTAGCGAGGGACTCATCGAGTGGGACCGGATCGCAAACATCGACATAGGCCGCAAAATCGTCGCATCCTTCAGGATGCCTGAAGGCTTCTCTATCGCCGGATGGGATGACATCGAGCAGCACGTTTACCTGATGAACAGCCACGACGGTTCAAGTGGAGTCAGGGTCATACCCGCGAACTTCCGCCTCGCTTGCTCAAATCAATTTGCGTACCTTGAGAGCCTACTCAGAAAGGCCGGGATCAATCCAAAGATCTTATCCATCAGGCACAGCAGTAAAATTAACGAAAGAGTAAGCGAGTTGCGAGCAGCCTTGAAAGTGGTTGACCATCTCAATGAGACATTCGCAAACACCGCCGAGGACATGATGAAGGTTGAACTTGAACTCGCTGACAGAATCGGCTACTACATCGACGCGGTTGGACTGAAGACCGATGAGGAACTCATCGACAAGGTTGAAAATCCATACGGCCTGACGACTCGCGGAAGAAACACACTTGACCGGCTCCTAGAGTTGGAAGCATCCGAGACAAACACAACCGGCGGAATCGGCGGCACTGTTTGGGGATCATTCAACACTGTTACCGAATTCCTTGACCACGGTTGGGTCTATGACCGAAAGGGAGAGAAGGTCAACGAGAAGCGCGTCGAGTCGTCCCTGCTAGGCACAGGCATGAGGATGAAGGACCGAGCATGGCAGGGGGCTATCGAACTATTAGCGTGAAAGAAACTCATGGGTTGGGGGTCGCTTGCCTCCTTGTTTTCTGTCGTCGTGTTCAATGCGGCGGCCCCCGCCCACCTAGAGTTTCACGCTTGCGACACACAAACACCACGACTAAATACTAGAGACAAGAGGGACAAATATGACACAAACAACACAAGAGTATTACATAGAAGTGTTAGAAAAGAAAGCGGCAGCATATAAGAGATTGTTTGAACACTACAACAATCATGATTGCGTAGCCCTAGCGGAATTCATAGCAACCGATGAGTATTACGCCAAAAGGAGTGAAGAAGAATGAAGCCAGCAATACGAGCAAGATACAACACAAAGTTCAAAGCCCGAAAGAAGCACGCCGATGCGGGACTATACCGCAAGAAGAAGGGGGATGAAGAAGAATGAACATCTTCGTCCTTGATCGGACCCCGTGGAAGTCGGCACAGATGATGTGTGACAAACATATTCCTAAATTAATTGTGGAGTCGGCACAGATGATGGCCTCGGCTCTCATCAGGCACGGAGCCACACCCGACATGATGCCGTTTCGCAAGGACGGAAAAAGCCGATACCGGGGAGGCTACCATCATCACCCTTGCACCCGTTGGGCGGGAGATACGAGAAACAATTTCCTTTGGCTCGCGTCACACGCCGAGACATTGCTGGCGGAATACTTTCACCGTTTTAATAAACACAAGAAGCACGCTTGCGAAGAACCGATCATGCACATGAAAAAGATGTTTGAGATCATACCGAGGGGCAAGACAACGCCATTCGCACAGGCCATGCCCGACGAGTACAAGCACGAAGATGCCGTGACCGCATACCGTCAATACTACCACAGCAAGGACTTCGCTAAGTGGGAGAAGGGTGTGTCTCCGCCGTGGTGGTGGGGCGAGCCTGTTTACGCTTGCGTAGCAGAAGGTATAAAACTAAATACTAGCGTCAAGGAGATGACAATATGAGCGAAGAAGAAGTATGCGACCATGAGTGGGAGGTTGACCGAGTGACCGATTGGGGCATGGCAGGTAGCCGTGTCGTCCATGTCGATGTTCAGATATACTGTACCGAGTGCGGGGAATACGGAAACACCGATTGCTCATGGGAGTTCGATGACGAGGACGTGGTTTGATGGGCGGCAGAAAAATGTGGGCCGACGTACTTTACAATTACGTCAAAAGTAATCAGGGGTGTAGCACCTCCGAGATTTACGAATACTGCTACGACAATTGGCCGAAGATCACGCCAATGAGAACGTCCATCGGCACGTTGCTCTCACAGGACAAGAGGGTTCGCAACATCAACAAGGGGAGAAACGTCCAAGCAGAATGGACGCTTGCGAAGCAATAAGCATAAGATTAAATACATAGTAGTGGAGGACATAACATGATAGGCAGCACCTACGTAAACAAGCACAACGGAAAGACGATTGAGATTGAGGAAAAACTTGTGACCGACACAGGCACGATCCTGTACTACGGGGTCAACACGGCCAACGGTCACGGTGAATACTACAGCACAAAGAACCTTGAGGAACATTGGGTCGGCAACGCTGAAGCCCAAGACCGAGAGATGACCACGAAAGAGTGGGAGAGAAAATACTTTGCCGAATTCTATCAGTGGATGATGGACAGGGACGTTGATACTTGCAAGGAGTTCGACCATGTATGGAACGCTGAACACGGATTCAGCACCGAGAAGGTGTTTGTATGACACTGTGCGTACTTTGCGGGAAAAACTATTCCGGCCTCGGCAACAACGCAATGCCCGTAGCAGCCGGACGATGCTGTGACAAGTGCAACATAAACGTAATCATGGCGCGATTCGATATGATACAGGACAGGGACTACATGGCGGTGACAGAATGAAGGGACCATACAGAACCGTGAGCGGCATAACTTACTTCAACCCTGAGAGTATTGCTGCGATGGTCTTCGATCCGATGCACGACGATACCCATGTGCATATGTGTTCAGGAACTATCTTCACCCTAAAACAAACTCAATCCGAGTTCCAAATGCTTCGCAAGGAGTTGTTCGGGGAATGAATCAGTACCGGCTCGCTACTTTCATGGTGATAGTAAGTTTGGTAACGCTGACCATATACTACTTACTGCGCGTATCGCAATCGCCCAACATTGAGATCAAGCACCTGTTTCTCTCATACGTCAACGTCGCATTCATCACCATGCTCATACCGACGCTTGCGAAGCAGAATACAAATGACTAAATACTAAGGACGAGAGGACAGAACATGGCAGACAAACAACCATACAGAACAATACCGACGGACGAGATGGAGGACATACGCACCTTCGTTAAACAGGAGTGGAACAAGCC